GCGATCAGGTGCGGCAAAGCGACCGCATCGAAGATTGCGGACATCGTGGCTAAGACCAAAAGCGGCTACAGCGCATCGCGCGCCAACTATGCCGCCCAGCTCGTCGCCGAGCGGCTGACCGGAACGACCGAGGCGGGCTTCACGAATGCGGCGATGCAGTGGGGAACCGATAAGGAACCTGAGGCGCGCGCCGCCTATGCTTTCCGCGAGGATGCCGATGTCACCGAGATTGCGTTCGTCCATCATCCGGTGATCGCCATGTCCGGTGCGTCTCCGGACGGCCTGGTCGGCGATGATGGCTTGGTTGAAATAAAGTGTCCGAACACAGCCACGCATATCGACACGCTGCTGAGCAAATCGGTTCCGGGCAAATACATCATCCAGATGCAATGGCAGATGGCCTGCACCCAGCGGCAGTGGTGCGACTTCGTTTCCTACGATCCGCGCTTGCCGGAGACCATGCGGCTGTTCGTCCAGCGCGTGCCCCGCGATGATGCCCACATCGCCGATCTGGAAGCCGAAGTGTCGGCGTTTCTCGCGGAGATTGACGAGACAGTAGCCCGCCTTCGCGCGGCATACGAACCGGCGAACGATGCAGCAGAACGGCTCGTTGATCTTCTGAGGGCGGGCTGATGGTCTCGGCCGCCGCTTTCAAGCCCCGGAAGCAAAACTCGCACCGCGCCGATGCGTGGAAGCGCTGTGAGCCTTTCCTGCGCTGGCTACGCGGCCGTCCATGCTTCCTGAGCATCCACGCGCCGCGCATGCATCAATGCTCCGGCAAGGTCCGCGCCTGCCATTTCGACCCTTGGGGTGACAAGGGCATGGGCACGAAGGTCTCTGACAGCGCCTCCATGCCGATGTGCGATGCTGCCCATGCCGAGCAGACCGACGTGCTGGGCTGGCCGAAGTTCCAGGCCAAATATGGCTTCGACGGCCGCGATGTCGTCACCGCCTATTGGACCGAATGGCTGCGGACGCCGATGGGAAGGGCATGGGAGGCGCGCAATGCGTGACGAGCCACCCGCCCTGTTCTCACGCCACCTTGGCGCACTGTATCCGATGAACCGCACCGCCGAGGATGCGCTTGCTGCGCTCACCGCTGGGCAACCGGTTGCGGTCAAATTCGGCAAGGGCGGCTGGAACCAGAAGCGCCTAGGCTTCTATTGGGTCATGCTTGATGTGGCGGCCGATCATCTATCCGATCGGCTGGATACCCCCCTCGATTCCGAACAGCTTCACCGGCTGCTGAAGCACAAGCTCAGGCTCGGCAAGGAAATCGTCCTGCCGTCCGGCGAAGTGTGGCTCGACGTGGATAGCATTTCCGTCGCCGCAATGTCCGAACCCGATCGCGCCCGCTGGGTCGATCGCGTCTCCAACGTGCTCGCCCATTGGCTGGGCGTGCCTGTCAACGTGCTGATGGATGAGGCACGGGCTCAAGAACGAAAGGCTGCATGATGGGTCCGAAACCAATTCCCCTGCTTGGTATCGAGGAACTGGCGAAGTCGATGTCAGCCTTTGAACTTGCGGACCATTTCGGCGTCCGGGTGCGCCTCATCTACGATCGTCTGTCACAGATGGGCATCAAGCCATATCGTGCCAAGCGCGATTACAAGGCCCGCTCGGAGGCCCCGGCCAATTTCCGCGAGATTGCAGAAGGGAAGATGATATCCGCCCTCTGTTCTGAGCTGAGGCGGGGGCATTCGACTATCCGCCGCTGGCTCGCCGAGCATGATATGCCGGTCATCTCGGGCGTTAAGCAGCAGGAGCCGCCGCCGGCCGATTTCGGCGACTATGCTCCGTTCGAATCCAACGCGCAATTGGAAGAGCGTTATTCGCGGTCCGATGCCCTGATAACCCGCTGGCGCAAGGTAACCGGCATCCCGGCCCCGGGGCGCGCCAAGAAAACTTACCAGCCGGTGCAATGGAAGCATCCGCCCGCCGCCCCGCTCGCACCGCGCGACGACAGCATGGCCGGGCGTGCTGCGGACTATCTCCGCATGCCCCGAGGCGGCGGCTGGAGGGTCAACCGCTGCAAGGCCGATGGCACCTTCGATCCGAAGGGCGATCACTGGCGCGTCGGCCGGATGCTGCTGACCGAGGAAGCGATGCTGGAGATGGCATCGCGCAAGGGCTGGCGGGCATTTTCCATGGAGATAGCGGCATGAGGCGCTGGCCGATCATTCGCCATATCCGCTGGATCATCGCCGACTATCGCGTCTGGCGGTGGGTCCGCGAATTGGAACGCTGCGGCCTCGGCGATGGGGTCGAGCATCCGCGCGACAAGGCATACCTCAACGCGATTTGGAGGGGTGAAGCATGAGCGCCACCAAGGAAGAAGCTATCTCCATCGCCCGCCGGCTGCAATTCACGGCTCAAGGTGACTGGCTCAGCCGCTATGATCCGAAAGACGAGGAATGGCTCCCGCCCCGGATGCACATGGCCTTTCTGCGCATGGGCATCGTATCGCCGGAACCGCATTCCGAAGGCGGGTATCAGCTTACGCCGCTCGGCTTGGAGGTCGCGGAAGAATTGAAGCCGGGTGGAGATACTTGGCTCAGGGCATCTCCGCAATTCCATCCGGGAGACGTGGCATGAGCGATTGGCGCGTCATTGCGGACGATACCCCTCCACACGAGACGCTTGTCTTGCTGTATTGGATGGACTGGCGAAATCAGGGCTACATCGAAGCCGGATACTACAGCACCGGCGAGCGCTATCCGAACAGTTACAGCACGATCAGCTATCACGGCGATGCGACGCACTGGATGCCGCTACCATCCCCGCCTGTTTTGGATCGCAATCCGCTGACAGGCGAAGTGCTGGCCAAAGCCGCGAAGGAACTGTCGGCATGAGCGACAAGCTTATGGAATTGGCGCGACGGGTCGAGAAGATGAGCGGGCCATCGCTCCTGATCGAACAGGAAATTGCCGATGCGGTCGGTCATAATCCCCGCGCCCGCTTGCCTAACTACACGGCCTCTCTGGACGCCTCCCTGACGCTCGTTCCAGATAAGTGGTTCTGGAGGGTAGGCCACTCCACGCTCTATGCCGGCTGGGCTCATCTCAATCGTCTGCATCCCGATTCCTGCAATCGGGAGGACGAACACAGCGCGCAAGCCGCCACCCCAGCGCTTGCCCTCTGCGCAGCCGCCCTCCGTGCTCTCGCATCCAAGGGAGGGGCGGAGTGAGCCGGATCGTCTCTTGGTTCTCGCGTGGCACCGCCAGCGCTGTTGCGACGGCGATGATCCTCCGCGAGCATCCGGAAGCTATCGTTGTCCATTCCGCGACCAACAGCGAGGACGAGGATAACGATCGGTTCGAAGCCGATTGCATCCGCTGGTGGAATCACCCGGTCGAGACCATCCAGTCCGATGAGTATGCGGACACATGGGACGTTTGGGAGCGCCGCCGCTATATCAATGGGCACAAAGGCGCGCCCTGCACTGGCCTACTGAAGGTAGAACCCCGGCTACTGTTCCAGCGGCCCGATGATATCCATGTGTTCGGCTACACGGCCGATAAGCGCGATGTCGAACGAGCGGCGAGGCTCCGCGAGACCTTCTTCGAACTTGATATTCGGACGCCGCTGATCGACGCGGGTTTGGACAAGGCCGCCTGCATGGCGATCGTGCTGGGCGCGGGTATCGAACTGCCCCGATGCTATGGCTGGGGCCTGCACAACGCCAACTGCATCCCGTGCGGCAAGGGCGAAGCGCCCGGCTATTGGGCCGTCATCCGCAAGTTCGCGCCCGAGAAATTCTGGCGGTTCGCCAAGCTGTCTCGCAGCATCGGCGCGCGGTGTCTGGTCATCAAGAAGGTCCGCTATTTCGTGGACGAACTGCCCGATGATTGGCCGCTGACCAATGCCATCGCGCCTGCCTGCGACATGCTTTGCGGGATGCATGCCGAGGAACTGACCTCATGACCCGCGTGTCCGACAACTGGACGGCGGCCGGGAAGGTGGCGGCGCTCTTCGTCGAAACCGGCGGATGCTATTTCGATGTGCCTGGCGTCGATCCGTGGGACATTAATCGTGATGCCCGATCCTATGCGGGACCATATCCAGTCGTCGCCCATCCGCCATGTCAGCGGTGGGGAAACTTCTACGCAGGCTCGCCGCTCGCGATCAAACAGGGCAAGCGGAAGAAGCTCGGGGATGATGGTGGATGCTTCGAGGCCGCGTTGAATGCCGTGAAGCGGTGGGGCGGCATTATCGAGCACCCCGAGGGCAGCCGGGCGTGGGCAAATTTCGGCTTGAACAAGCCTTCCCGCTACGGCGGATGGATCAATGCAGATTTCGACGGTGGATGGACATGCCGTGTCGAGCAGGGGTTTTACGGTCATTTCGCTCGAAAACCGACGTGGCTGCTGGCTTATCATACGGACCTGCCCAGCCTCCGCTGGGGTTTCGGTGAACGCCGGCTCGATCCAGCCATTGTCGAACGCTGGGGCTTGAAGCGGGCAATCAGGCTTGGTGAGATCGGCTGCGTCGGCGGTGGCGGGAACGACGCCGAGCGGATTGCGACGCCGGTTCAATTCCGTGACCTGCTGATCTCGATCGCGCGCACCGCCCAGGTGGGGAGTATGGCAGCATGACGACGCCAGTCCCCACACAGGCTGACCGGGATGCGGCGGCTGCATATATTCGTGCCCATGCCTCACATCGGACGGATGAATACGTAGCTCAGAAGATTGTCGCGGGACAACACGACAGTCCTTTGGTTGAAGCCTTCATGCGCCACCGCATCACCGCAGAGCGTGAGACGCGAGAGGCGTGCGCGAGGATCGCGGACGAGCATGGCAAGGCCCGCCGCAAAGCAAGCAATGATGCGCTTATTCGAAGAGACCGAGGCGAGGCGCGGGACCATGAGAGCATGGCGATTGAGGCCATTCATATCGCCGCCGCCATCCGCAACACGGAGAACACCGATGACAAATGAAAAGCTGCGGGAGGCGCTGAACGCCTTGGAGCGCGTGGAGGCATGGATGCTGTCCGAGGAAGGCGCATTCATGGATTCCCGCGAGGGCGAACGCGACCTGAAAACGATCCGCGCCGCCCTATCATCCACCGATAGCCAGAGCGTGGGGGATGATGATGCGACTGCACGCAGATATCTGAGAGATGCCGTTGCCAATCGCGACCCGACTGGCGCTTCTATGCGTAAGATGAATCAGTTCGGCACGGTGGATGAAGGGGCGGCTGTTGATGCTATTATGGCCGCCCTCTCCGCATCCCCCGCCGTTCAGAGCGAACCGAGCGGCAGCGTCGCGACCCAAGCCGCCTTTAGCGTAGGTGCCGAGACCTTCGAAAAGAATGGTGTTCCGCCATTGCTCCGTGAGATTGTTCGGCTTCACTGGGAGAGCGGGCCGAGCGGGGATGATGTTGAGCGGGCCCGTGCGGTCTTGGCCGAATGCTGGCGTGACGAAGGCCGTCCCCATCTTGCCGACACGATCGCCAGGGGCCGGGATAGCGAATGGTCGAAATCAGACGTGGCGATCAAGGCCATGCTCAAGTTTTCCGCAATGTCGAGCAGAGAAGCCGGGTTGCGGGAGGCGGCGACAGCGCTGCTGGACAAGCTCGACATCGTTACCAAAGAAGCGGCAGGCGTCTTCGCGGAAATGTATGCGCGTGGCCGCCCTTACGATGGGCCGAATTTTAGCGACGAATATGACGCACTGCGCGCCGCTCTCAACGCAGGAGGCGACCGTGGTTGATGTAAAGCAGGTCGATCGCGACAATGATCGGCTCAAGATAGCCCGTCAAGCGGCGGCTGATGCTTCTATCCAGCTTGACGACAGTCAGCGTGGATTCAACGCCGCTGCTGCATACCTCGATGGTAGCTACGATAACACCAGCATTGCCATTAGATCAGCCCTTAACGCCGCAGAGACCTATGAAGCCCGCATAGCGGAGCTTGAGCGGGAACGGGATAACTGGCGTGAGCAGTTCGACAGTGCCGCCGCTGCCGCATCGGAATACAGCGAGTTTTGGGAACTGCATCGCGGCGATTTCGATAGCGCCGGAAACTACATCCCGCACAGTCAGATCGATGGCGACCTGCGTGCCGCCGAATCCCGTCTCGCATCATACGATGCGCTGGTAGAGGCGCTGAACGAGGTTTTCGCCAGCCGGAAGGCGATCGCGATTATCGCCGAGGGATCAGCCGGCCCCCTCGAAATCACTTCGGTTTCAAGTGATGCGCTCAATCGCGCCGCCGACGCTCTCAAGAAGGTGGGGCGGTAGCATGGACATCGCTCTGGATTTCGACAGCCCCAGCCCTGTCATCGAGACGCGGCCGGGCAACGTCTATCACGTTCGCGGTGGGCGCGGTCTGCGTGACGGCCACATGAACATCATCATCGCGATCACCGAGCCAAAAGACCGCTATCAAGGGCCTATGGCTCTGTGCCTTACCATTGACAAGGAAGGCGATCCGCGAGGCGTCACATCCTACGGACTGCACTATTTCGAGGACAAGATGCCTATCGCGTATTGCGAAGGCGTCGAGGACATCCGCCTGATTGTGAGGTCGTTGTGATGACCGCCCCTACAGAGCGCGAGGCCGTGGTGGACCCAACCGCGCTGCTACGCGCGCACCAGAAGCCGATCCAGCGATATCTCTGGCACCCAAGGGATATGATCACATTCACGCCGGCCGTTTGCTCGAAGGTCTTCGGCGACGGGCGCGCGCTGTTCGCGCTGACCACGATCAATTGTCGACCAGCATATTGGCTCATCCGCGGCGATTCCACATGGGACGTGTCGGACAGCCGGGCACCCGACGATGCGCCGGAGTTCATCGAATTTGTCGATGACATCGTTTTCGCGATCGAGGAGGAGTTCGGCACTGTGCGCTTCTACGAGCGCAATTGTCGCGGCGACTTCTACGAACCCGAAACAGGTCGCTTCGTGCCGCATTCGTGGACGGATTTCCCGACCATGGATGGCGAGACCGGATGCTCTTGGCGGCGCGAAAATTGGCCTGCGCTTGAGGGCTTGACGCTGGTTCCTCATCCGTTTGCCCGCGTGAACATGCTGGGCAGCGACCACATCAAGGACAGGCCGTGATGACCTTCATTCGCGAATATCCGGTGAAGGCCGTTCGCAAGCGCCACCGCTGCGAGGCGTGCCGGAAGCATATCGAGATAGGTGAGGCCGCGCGGCGCTGGGCCGGCGTGACCGATGGCACGTTCGGCAACGTGATCTACCACCCGGACTGCCGGGAAGCCGAGGTTGCCTTCAACAGCACGAAGGACTGGCGATACGGCGACGAGTGGTATCCGCTCTACGAGCTCGATCCGGACGATCATGAATGGCTGCGCGCCGAATTTCCGGTCGTCGCGGTTCGCATGGGCATTTTGAGCGAAGGTCCACAAGCATGACCGACATCCGCACGATAGCTGCTTCGTTGAGCGAGCTTGACGCATATCTCGAAGAAATGGGCGGGTGTGGAGATGGTAATTGCATCATCGTCAAACCGCGCGGGATGCACACCAATGGCGGCTGCCGATGTTCCAGATCGACAATCACCATGCAGCGGTTCGCCTATGCGCACAACCGCTTCACCCGTCAGGTCCGGGACTATCTGGAGGGCAAGTCGTCGTGAGGCGGCTTCGTGAACTTAACGCCTATCGTGATCGCGCTTGGGAGCGCCGGATGGGTGGCGAAGGCGACGACTACGGCGGTTGCTTCCGTGTAACGTCCGACCACGGCGTTGACCTCCATGTCATCGCGGCAGCCGACGAGGGATGGGATCACATCTCAGTCAGCACCCCTAATCGACCGCCCACGTGGTCGGAGATGGAGAAGGTCAAGCGGCTGTTCTTCAAGGAGGACGAGGTGGCGTTCCAGCTTCATGTGCCGCCGCGCGACCATATCAATCAGCATCCGCACTGTCTGCATATCTGGCGGCCGCATGACGCGCCGATCCCTCTGCCACCCATGGAGTTCGTATGACCCATCCCACGCCCGCTCCAGCGAAGTTCGAGGTCTCGTTTGATGGGCAAACAGTCGCTGTTTTCGGCCTGGTTTCAAGCCGCGCTGATCTGGCTCTTCTAATTCGCGCACTTGAAGCATATCGGGAACTGATAAAATGACCCATCCCACGCACGATCTGCTGGAGAGGCTTGAGAGCCTCATGGCGAAGGCAACGTCGGGCCCTTGGCAGCATTATGATGAGGTATTCCGCCGTCAGTTCGGCAACGGACGCGTGACGGAGATCCAGCGCAGCGACGGCAAGGCGATCGTAAACTCGGGCGGCTTTGACGGCCTGCCTCCTGTCACGGCCAAGAAGCGCAATGCAAACGCTCGTTTGATGGTCGCCGCCGTCAACGCCCTTCCCGCGCTCACCACCCGCATCCGCGAACTTGAAGCGGAGAACATCCGGCTGAAGGAGTGGCGACCGATCGAGACCGCGCCGAAGGATGGCAGCTACATCCTCGCCGTGCTGGGACCAACCGATAATGGCCATATCGGCCACCTTGTCGGGCGCGTTTTTTCCATCCGCCACCAAGGCCAGACGCCATCTGGCTACGATATGGGATGGTCGCTGTTCCCAGGCTATGGGGGCGTGCCGGATTGCTGGCTGGCCGGCTGGCTCCCCCTCCCTGATACCTCAGCCATTAGCGGAGAGACGGGGGAGTAGGATGGGCGACCTTCAGAGCCTCGCGCGCAAGCTGCATCGGGCGCTCCGAAACGAAACCGGGGTGAAGCTGACCCTTGAGGAAATGCTTGTCTTGCAGGATTTCGGGACGGTCGATCTCATCACGCAGGCGAGCAACAAGGAGCTGGCAGAACGGTGTCGCGCGAAACTTCCCCCTTCGTCTATGGCGAATACTGGCTCGATCAGCGCCGGGATGGTCGCGCATCAGGAATATGGCAGATCGCCAGCTACTCGGCAAAATCGCGATCGGTCATCTATCGAAGCACTCGGCAGGCTGAGCTAGAGGCTGCCAAGCCGGTCCTGATCGCATTTGCCGAAAAGCAGAAAGCCAGGCATCGGCAATCCGCAGAGGACGCATGGGTCGTCCCGCAGCTTCTTCTCTATTATGACGAGCATGGCGCCAACGTCACGACATCCCGAGGGTCGATCACGATCGCCGGTTCGCTCCGGCTGTTCATAGGCTTCCTTATGCAGGACGAGACGGGATCAGGCGCGACCGTCGCCGATCTCAATCCGCAGGTATTCGAACGCTTCCGCAGATGGCGCATGGGGCCACACGAATGCATCGTGCCATGGAAGGGGAAGGAATATCCTCACAAGTCCGCTGGCGTGCGCGGAGAGACCGTCCAGCGCAATCTGGACGATATCAGGGCCGCACTCAATCATGCCGCCCTGAACGGACGCATTCCCTACGCCCCCAAGGTGCCATCGGTGAAACAGGCATATCGATCACCGCCGAGGGATATCGTGCTGACGATCAAGCAGCTCGGGGCGATCCTCGGCTTTGTTTGGGATGAGCCCGCAATGCGCCGATGGGTCCAGATCATGATCGGCACCGCCGCCCGCCCCGACGCCTGCCTTGCCTTCAATCCGGCCGAACAATGGCGCGGCAACGTCATCGACATGCACCCGGCCAACTGGAAACGGACGAAGAAGCGCAACCCCGTTCTGCCAGTGATCGAACCACTGATCCCGGTCATGAAGGACTGGCAGGCCCATCCGCACAAGCCCGTCCGATCGCGCCGGCGGCAATGGGCGACGATGCGCAAGGCCCTCGAACTGCCCGATGCCGTCGTGCCGAAAACGATTCGCCACACGATCGCCACCGAACTGCGCGCGCGGGGCGTCGGATATGAAGAGACGGAAACCGTGCTGGGCCACCGCGTCTACAGCAAGACGACCGAGGTCTATGCGAAATACGATCCGTCATTTCTGGCGAAGGCGAAGCGCTCGCTGACCATGATTTTCAAGGAGGCAAATCGAGCGGCCGACCGTTGGCGTGCGGACCATTTGCGGACCACGGACAAATTCGGGGGCATAAAGGTGATTGACAGGAAGGCCGGAAAAGTAGAGGATTTACGTGGCTCAAGGCCGTGATTTGGATGGTGGGCGGTGAGGGTTTCGAACCCCCGACATCCTCGGTGTAAACGATGATCTAGCGCCGAAAATCGCGGGTTTGAGCCACTTCCGGTTTCGAACGGAGTGGCAACAAATGGTGATTCAAACGAAACTTGCGGACCACATGCGGACCAAGCAGGCCCGCCCATGAAGCGCGATGGCTGCATGGAAAGCGTCCTCGAACTGATCGCAGGATTCGCGGTGATCGGTCTCGCCTACTTCATCGCCAAGGCAATGGGAGGTGTCCTGTGATGGATTACGAGGAACCGCCTCGGGAGGATTTGAACTGCGTCGAATGGACGCTGATAGCGCTGGCGTTCTGCTCGTTTATAGGCGGCCTCGCGGCGTTCGTCGGCGGCGTCATCTCATTCGTGCAATCGCTCATATGAGCGCGGCGGCGGGTGAGCCTTGACCGTCCCGTCCTGAGACGAGACCGATTCGCACTATTGGAGCGACTCGGTTAACCATGATCCTCTCCCCGCGCACAGGGGAGACGGTCGATGGGGAAGCTGTTCAAAGGGTTGCTGGCCGGCGCAGCGCTGGCTTGGTGCGGATCGGCACAGGCTGCGCCGCTGTTGTATTTTGATGCCGATTATAACTCGCCATACACATTCTCATTCCAGATCGACGCGGCTGGTGGATTCACGATGGATTGGGAGACCCTGCTGACCGGCGATTCAGTCGGCCCGGTAAACTATTCGGTCACGGTGTCAGCGGAGGATTACTACGACGGGTGTTATCCGCATTGCACTCCAGTTCCCATCACGCAAACCGCGAATTTGATTGCGCCTTCAGCCAGCGGATTCATCAATCAGTTTCTGGTAAGCGGCTATTGGATCATCCCCGTTACAGTCACATTCTCAGTGGCCACTCCCGATTCCTCGATCCATGTCAAGAACCTGCATATCCAGTCCAAAGGCTCTAATGACATATACGAGCTCGACGCGCCTGGATACCACGCGCTGCCCGAGCCTTCGTCCTGGGCGATGCTGTTGATTGGCTTTGCGGCCATAGGGACGGCCTTGCGCCGCCGACGCCACCGTATCGCCGCTGTTTAGACCGTCATTAGCTCTGCCGTCTTTGAGGCCATGGCCTGATACACGCCGCCGGCCGTATCATCCTCACGGAGCATCAGGCCCCAGCCCTGAAATGAACCGCCACGACTCGTAGAACCAGTAGTGGCATCACGGTTCATACGCGCGAAGTAGAACGGAGCACCGCCGATCTTAGTTTCCCATTCCTCGAGGATATCCAGCCAAAGCGCCTCAGCCGAAGGATGCGACCGGATGGTATTGAGCCATAGACGCTGGTAGGCCATGCCGCCCGAGTTGCGGAAAGCGGCCGAATTAGTCGCATCCCACGTATAGCCCTGCCCATCAACATAAAGCGCCCACTGGCTCGGGCTGGTGGACGGTGTGTTGCCAAGATTGCCACTGACGAGCGAGCGATAGGTGCCCTCTCCGGAGACGAATACGAACTCATACTGACTATAATTGACGTTTGAAGCCCAATTGGGGGCCATACATGGATAGCCCTGCTGCACCCAATGGTCCTGCAAGCCCTCATACATATTTGGTATGATGCGATCCGGGTCCGCGTTCTTGCTGGCCAAATAATTGGCGAGGAATGCCTTCAACGCTTCAAATTTTCCGGTGCCCGCATCGTTGGCGAAGGCGTTCTTGATCGTAGGAGCGATTAGTGTCAGGTAGTTTTCTGCCGCCGCTTCCAGATCATGATACATGAGCGTCTGATCGGCTTCGGTCTTCCAGCCGGTCGGGTATTTGTCACTGTTGCCGAATGGCCCGATAGCAGCGCCATAGCCGCCGATCGAGAACTCGTCGATAACCTGCCATGCATTGTCGAAATCAAGGATTGTCTTATACATGGACTGCAGTTCATTCGCCGCCGCGGCCATGACGTGGATCGGACGCTGACGCCCAGCAGTCGCAAAGACGGCATCCTGGACAGCCCAAACTTCCTTCGACTTGCGCGCCTTGTAACGCCACATCGCCCGGTTCAAATCTTCGGTGTTCCACAGTGGCGTGAAATATTCCGGATCATGAGCGAATGTGCCGACAGGAGCTTCTTGGATGCACTCAAGCACATAGCGCCCAGGATCGAGAGTGCTAGGTGCGATCGGCACCATAATGATGCGACCGACAGGACATGCTTCCAGCAGCGCATTATTGTCTCGGTCTATCTTTCGGAGATAGTCGTAAATATCTAGCTGGTAGTCGGCGGCATCAGCATGGGTCGTCACCCATGAAGGGCAATAGCCGCGCCGCGCTCCCTCAATCTGGCTGTTCCACGTGTTGATAAATCCTGCATTCCAAATCTCATTTCCAAGCTCTGAACGCACATTTAGATCGGACGACACCAGCGCCAGCTTACTGGCTTCCGCCTCGACATAATCATTCGTGGCATAGATCGGCGTGCAGAACCAAATGCTGCGCCCAGACTGATTGGCAATGGCCGCCGCCTTGGCTGCATCAATGCCCATCCACCCTCGCGTCGAGCGCCCCGTCCATGGCTGGGTCATGACAGGATTTGTATTGTCCGTCTGGCCCATGGTGCCAAAGTCGTCAGCTATCGTGTTTATCCTCTGTGCTTCCATGAGTCGGAGGCCAGCCCCCGGCGTGCAAAGAGCCTGATAGTTGGCAAGCGCTTCTGGCGTCAGCGGAATGTCAATATTCGTATCGCCGCCGAGGTCATCAACCTCAGTATTGCCCGTGCGGATCAACCCCATCTGTGGAGGCTTGCGGCCGCTGACGCCGACATAGGCGGCCCACGGAACGGTGATCGTCGGCTGATTAGTGCTGTTCGATCCTTGGATAATATCGAACGCCAGAATGCCGGTGCCGTTGTCATAACTGGCATTGGCCGCGCCGCTCACTCCCGTAGAAGCGAAGCTCGCACCCAGCCCGGCCGGGAGATAGACTTGAGCGGTCCCGCTAGCACACCAGTAGATTGGTGGCTGGAAGCGCAGATGCGTTGCGCCCCAGCTATTTCCCGGCCCTATCGTGCCATCATAGGCGACCTGAATACTGTCGTTTAGGCCATCCTCTGTAAAGCGGGTCGACCATCCACCGGGAGCCAGCACGTCAGCCCAATTAGCTCCGTTGTCATCCGACATGAACACTTTGGCGCGCAGGCCGCGATCATTGAACACGTCCCATGTGCTGTCCTGATCTATATACATCTCGTTGATACCGAGTTCCATTGGAGCGATGGATTGGTTAGCCAGTTCGGTGTAGCTTCGACGGTCGAGTTCGGCCCCGTCAGCGGCCTCGCCGTTGAGCAGATATAGATACTCCATGTAGCCGTAGAGTCCTGCCTGAGCAGAGGTCCAATCGGACGTTCCGCTCTGGAACGATGATCCGATCTTCATGTAACGGAAATCAGATGCGGAAAGGGCGCGTCCGGCCAGGGAAGTTGCATCCGACATGCCGCTGTCGTAACTGAAATGCTCGTAAATCTCGCTGTCGCTGCGCTTTACGCGAACAGAGAGGGTCACACCGCTTGGGCCGGCGCTCAGTGCGAACCACACATAGGGATATTGTCCCGTGCTTATGACATCGCCAATGCCGTCCCGCGTTCCCGTGTCGAGGACGATCGACTCGTTGATATAGACTCGGAAACGCCAAGTGCTGCCGTCCAACATATAAACGAGGCGCATTTTGTGCTGCGAACCTGTGGCTGCTGGGCCGAAATCCAAGACTGTGTTGGTGTAGTTAGGGGCGAAGCGACGAATTTTTCCGCATACTCGCATGCCATTCGTCACAGGATCGAAGGCCGGATCGATCGACGTTATATCCAGAGTGGCGTTCTCCGCTAGACGGATTGCCGAGGACGCCTCCGCAATAACAAAGCGTCCGAGGCTGCCGTAAGGATAACTACCAAAACTTGCCTGCCCGTTTGTCAGGAGATAAACCGAGTTCACCGGCTCGGTGATACTGATATCTATATTGCCGGCAGTAGTAATCGAGAATGTCTGAGTGCTATACTGAGTAGCCGTGGAAGGATTAGGGGACAGCCCGGCAACTCCCCCGGAAGCCGATGGTGTTACTACAGCTTCCCCCAGATCGCCGAACTCGGCGAGAACGGCAAGAACATGTTGCCCGACATTGGTTCCAGTTTTGTTGATTGCCAAATTGGTAACAGAGGTGGGATTCTCTGTGTTGGGCATTTCGCTCTTGACCGAGCCCCAAAACTGCCAGCCGAGGCCCGGAGCTATAGTCGGCTGGTCACTCGCTACCGTGCCGAAGTTCCCGTCCACATCCTTGAGTTTAACCGCTGCGCCGCGATCCGCGAATGTGATGTTCTGCGCTGACAGGATCGTCGATAGATCATATTCGCCATAATCCGTCAGGACGCGGCCGCGCAGGTTGCGGAAGTCAGAGGCCCATAGCGTAGAATCGGAGGAGAGTGCGGCCTCAAGGTTTTCTTCGGCGGTTTGTGGATCAGTCTGTGCGATGACAACCGCAAACGGATCGCTATCGGCGGGGTCGCTGTCTCCGTCCGCATTAGAGGCAACGACGGTCAGGACAAGATCCTTCCCGTTGTCGGTTTCCTGCCATGTATAGGTCGATGTGACGATGACATCATCAAGGCGAAGCGTCTGCGCATAGCCGGTCGGGGAATTGGTCCACGTGCCGTTATCCAGCGTCATGGTCTCGGCAATCGTCGAACCGGCGGCCGGAGAACCGGTGATCGTCGGCGCAGACGTGTTGGCCGGGATATTCGGTGCGGCCGCGACCTCGATTTCGTTGCTGTCCTGCGATGCGGAACCTGCCACATTGCTGGCGGTAGCGTGATACTTGACGGCCTCGCCTTCGCTCAGCTCGTAGCTGTCGGCCTGCTCCTCGTCATCGACAAGCCAGGCACCGCCTTCGGTATCGGCACCGGACCAGACCGCCGGCGTAAGCGTGAATGCCTCGGCAATTGTCTGGCCGTCGATCGGCGTCCCGGATATGACGGGATTGGAGACGATCGTCGGCGCCTCGATCGCCTTAAACTCGCAATCATAGGTCTCGCCATCGACGAACGGCGCTTCATCCGCCTCGAAAACGACGCTCGTCCGGCCCGCGTCATAGGAGATCGTGCCGACCGGATAGGGCGTGTCGTCGATCACCAGATACCAGTCGGCGATGTCCTCGCTTACGTCGCCAAGGAACGTCGCCCGGATGCCGATGCCGTCCTCATAGGCCAACAACAACATCTTGTGCGCAGGATTTGGCTGGCGGCTGATCGAACCGACCGGCGCGCCGATATCGCTGCTCCTGTATCCGACTTCCGCCATGTCAAAAGTCTCCGGCCGTCAGTTCGAAGGATTGAAATTCGTCAGGTTCGGACGGGAAATCGCCCGCCGTGATCGTGAAGGATCGCCATGCATCGACAGGTGGCGCCGATCCGCCGCCCTTGCTGCCGCCGCCAAGCCACAGACCCAGCCCAAGCCGCAACTCGTTGGGCATCAGCGCGCGATGCGGGATAGGGCCAAGCAGGCGGTCGTTCATTGGCGTTCTCGCTCGATCTTCTGGATTCCGGCCCACCATTCGGACCAGCCTTCGGCCTTCACCGTGTTTTCGGCGCAGATACGGGCGTCATCCAGGAGGGACGCCGCGTCGGCGTCAGCAGGTTCTCCGGCGGGCTCGGCAGCGCCGGGCACACCCGCTCCTCCGCCACTACCTTGATCGGTTCCGGCCTTGGCGAGCATGCGGCGCACATAAGCGTCAGCATCAGCGCGAGCCGCTGCCAGCTTTTCGTCGATGTCATGATAAGCCTCCTTGCGGGCCTGTTCCTGCGCCTGCTCGATCACCCGGGCATGGGCTATGTCTTCTGCCTGCGCCTCGGCCGTCCTCTGGCGCACGTCGGCCTGTAGCTGGGCTATCTGCGCGGTGTAGATCGCTTCGGCGCGCGAATATCCGCGATGGTCTGCATAGAGCCACGCCGCGATGACGGCCGCCCCGCCCAACAGGTAGGGCCAGATGCGTGACAGCAGGGCGAGGGCAAGGCTCATCGCGGCTTCTGCTTCACGAACTTGGCGAGGAAGATCATCCCGAACAGACCGAACGCGATCTTGTCCTGATAGGGAAAGGCCACGCGCAGATCGTCGGGCAGCATGTGCCATGCCTGTATCGCAAGCTCAGGGGACGCCAGCAGCGCGCCGTAGAGCGCCAGCGCCATGGCCGTGATCCACGTCGAGAACTTGCGCCATTCGGCCTTGCAGTCCTCGATCAGATGCAGGCGGCGCTTCAGGTTGAGCCACCATTCCATCATGACAGCACCTCCAGAGCCTTGCGACGCAGGCGGGCCACTTCCTCAAGCCCGATCGCGCCCCCATTCGTGATCCGCCGCGCCTCGCGGAAATCTCCGCGATCAACCGCGCGATTGACATTGCCGAGCTTGAAGAACTCCAGCGCGATCAGCACCGAAGTCGCGGGATCAGCCGCCATGTCGGGGTTGTCCTCAAGGTCCAGCCCGAGAAGCTGACCGAACCGCTGGTAATTGTTGCGGAAGGTGAGCTGCAAAGCCCCCCTGCCCCGGTAGCGCCAGCCATCCCCCGGATGGGTGTTGCCCTCGCCCGGGCGCGCATAGACCTTGTTGGCGATGGCCTGCGGATTGCGCTCGATCGCCTTGGCGCTCGCCAGCGTCGGGAACCGCGACGGCCACGTTCTGCGCAGCGCCTCGGCCGAGTAATTCAGGTTCTCGACGAACCTCCGAAACCCTCCGGTCTCGTTGCATATCTGGGCCACGAACTCGGCCAGCCGGGCGGGCGTCGTCATGCCATATGGCTTCGCCTTGGCCGCCAGCATCCCGCCCATGGACTTGATGACGCTATCGACCGGCCTGCCAGCCACATGCGCCAGCAGCGCCGAATAGGTGATAGGCCCGTCAATCCCGTCCGGGGTGACGCCGAGGCGCGTCTGTGCGCGGGGCCAGTCGATCGTCATCGCTCCCTCCCCTTGTCCATGAGAACCGCTGTGGATTGGCTGTGCTGGGCCAGGTCACGCTGAAGGCCGTCGACCTGCTTGCGCAGATCGCGTATCTCCCGATCGCGTTCGCGGCCGTCATTTTCTAACGTGGCGATACGCTCGCGGAATGCCCGATTGTCCTCGCGGAGTTGGGCATTGTCGGTGCGCAACTTCGCGTTGTCGTCGGAAAGCTGAGAGCAAAGCTGCTGCCATGCGAGGATCGCCTGACCGTTCTCGTCGAGCTGGGCTTTTCGCAGTTTCGGAACCAACCCGAAGAACCCGAGCACCACAGCAACTATCCAGCCGCCCCATGACTGGAGAAAGCTTATCTCGCCGTCCATTCGCGCCCCCGGCGAGATGATGGTTGATGCCGCATTCATCCGGCGCTCACTGGAAATTCCCGATGCCGACGCGGACAATCGGGGTGGCGATGTTGATCTGAACCGTGTTGCTGGGGCTGACCATGCGCTTATCGAGCATCAGGCCGGCGACCGGCGATCCGCCGATCGGCGTGAGGTCGCACAATGCCGTCGCATTGGTCTGCTGCCCCCAATCGGAGATCAGCGGATTTCCCTCGGCATCGTAGATCGCATATTCTCTCTCGGGGAAAAGCTGCCCGGTCGAGCGATCGAAGACCGGCCGCCCGTTCGTGTCGAGATGGGTGGCCAGATGCAGGCCAATACCGATCCGCTCGCTGGCCGTGGACTGACCATCGGGCCACACGACACGCGATTTCGACAGGACGAGGCGATAGGGCTGGCCGTCGTTGAGACCGCCGAGAACGACGGAGGATATCGTCGCAACCTGGCCGTAGAGGTTGGCATCCCAATAATGATCCAGCACCGTCTCGCCATCCGGGCTGACGATGATACAGGGTGCCGCGTTCAGGAACGATCGGCCGGCGATCCAGAAATTGCCGTTGGGCAACTCGGCCATGGTGATTTCGCCGAGCTCCATCGCCGTCGTCTGCCCGGTGCCGGGATGCGTTGCCGACAGGATCGACGGCGCGAGAACGATTTCGAATGGCTCTGTCGTTCCCGGCGTCCAACTATTGTTGAAGCGGATAAGCTGAAGTCCGCGCGCGGTCTCTCCCGAAGGAGTGACGCGCATCGGGAACCACGCATCGCCGATACCGCTGGCCCCGACACCGCTCTCAGCCTCCGGGTCAACTCCGGTTGTCCCATATCCGATCTGCTTGACGATGCCCGACGTATTGGGCGGGGATGCGTCGGCCCCGAGATAGTCCCCGTCGATCGCGTCGTCATAGTTGATCGGGAGTGTCAGCGGCGTGCCGGCCGCGCCATACCATTCGTCGTCGGCATAGTCGTAATAGACCATCCGCAGCGTGTCGCCGAGCGAATTGGTCTCCGCGTTCTGCCGGATGACCTTGTAGAACACCCAATGCCGATCCGTGCCGGGATGATAGACCGACGATATATTGTGGATGCTGTCCTCATAGTCGGTGCCGCTGACGTTCGTGATCGCCTGTAGAAGCTCTGCCTGTGCGGTCCACGTCGCCCCAAGGTCATCGGAGCGTGAGAACAGGCCGGCGGATTCCGAGCTGTCGCTTGATCCGTCCATGCCCTGCACGAAGGCAAACAGGGAGTCTCCCTTGGAGCGGCAGACATGGGGCTGGCGCACGATCAGCCGCGTGCCAGGGACCGACCACGCGATAGAGGAATTGACGAATACCGTCTTCTGCTGCCAGTTGGTCTGCGGCGACAGCTCAAGACCCTGCGCTGCTTCCTCAAGGCGCGTGACGCGATCGGCAACAAGCTCGTCGAACTCGAAATGGGCGATCAGCTTTGTCGTCGAGCTTGTGTTGACGGTCTCGTTCGATCCGGTGAGGTTGCCCGAGAAGCTCCAGCTATCGCCCGCGCTCCCGGCCACGGTCGCAAAGCGCATCGTGCCCGGCTCATATTGGGCGAACGTCATGTTCGGTTCGACAACGCCGCCGGGAAGATCGGGAAAATCGTCGGCGGTCAGCGTGTTCTCGCCGACCGACCAGTCATCCTTGGCGCATTCGGCGACATAGCTGACGGTGCCGTCATCCTCGATGCGCACGATCTTCAGCCGGCCAAGTTCAACAACCGTCACCTGTACCTTGACGGAAAGGATGCGGCCCCGCACGCCGAACGGAACGGGATGAATACGCGTGACGCCGGAGCCGACGCTGGCGCCGGTCGCATAGGGCGCGCGGCCGAATGCGACCGGGCCGTCATAGCCCATCGTCACCTTCGCCTCGATCGCGTCGGCGGCGGCGGCCTCCGCAGCTACCTGCGCGGCCTCAGCATCGTCGACAAGCGGCTGCACAACGCCGGCAACCGCATCGAAATACCATGTCGACACGACCCAATCGGAGCCATCCCACTGATAGACCGTGTTATTCGCCGGGGTGGTGTCGTCATAGACATAAGCCAACTGGCCCTCGGGCTGGCTTTCGTCGGCATCCATCGCTGATTTCGTGTCATAGCGGAGCAGGCCAGTTCGCGATGCGTCAATCGCCTTTTCAAGTTCGGTGAAGGCAGCGAGCGTCCCTTCGCGGGATGGCTGCATATCCGGGGACGGGGGATTCCCGAACAGGGCGTCGCGAAGGATATCGGATGCACTCATTCTTCACCTAAGACATTATATGTCTCGACCATATAATTTTGCGCAACATATAACAAGCTTGGCGAAAGATTATGGCGTCAGGTGACGGTCCCACTCTCTGGGCCTGTCGGAGAAGCCTCCAGCGCGGCCCCATCTGTCGCAACGATCCAGTAATAATAGACACCAGGAGAGAGCGGGGAGTCGGTGATCGACTGCACCTGGCCAACACCACCGCCATAGCTATCGATAATCTTTGTCGCGCTTCCGAAATCAGATGTCGTGCCCCGCCAGATATCTGAAGAGAAGAACCTAAGATCGTTCGGGTTTTTCCACGTTACGATGAGTTCGCCCACACCATCCTGCACGGTCAGGTTGGTCGTCTGCGGCAGGGGCGTTTCCGGGGAGATGGAAGCGTATTCCCATGCCGACCCCCTTCCCGACGAGACCACATAGCGATAGCGGACAGTGTAAGTCGCATCCTGCACCGGCCCGCTGACCGCTGTGTCAACGTTGATCGTCATCGACACCCAAGGATCGTTCTCGCTGCCGGTGACTTCGGAAGTCAGGATATATTCGGCCACATAAATGGCATCGGCCCTGATCGGGTCGGGGAAATCGATCTTGATCGTTCCGTCCGAATAATAGACGTTCTCGCCGGTGATCGCAGGGAAAGAGATCGTTCCTGCACTGCCATCCACTACCGGCTTGGGCTGTTCCTCGCCAGGCAGCAGCGTCCAGCGGCTCGCCTCGATCGGCACTGCCCCGAATCCGGTGAAGACGCCCGCTCCGTCCAGCTCGACGGGCGTGGCGATCTCATAGTCACCGGCAAACGTGTTGTCGTAGTTGATGGTGACGATGCGCTCCTGACGCGCCTGTAGGCCGCGCAGGTTCACGGTTGGCCCGATCTTGTGGCGGGGCTGCGAGCGCATGCCGATGCCCTTCGCCAGCCGCATCGCCTGATTGTGGTTCTGGCATGCCTGGATATCGACGGTCAGGAATTTCGGCGTCGTCAGCGGATCATAATAGAGCGGGTTGATCCATGCCGCCGATGGCTGGACCGTGTAATTCGCGTCCGGCTCCATATAGTTGACGATGACGCCCTGCGTCTCGCTCTCGCCGTCCTGCGCTTCGACCGAGGACATGGCCATGATGTCCCGGTTGCGGCTGAAACTGAGCGTCGGCGTATACCAATGGCCGACACGGATCCACGACTTGCCATCCTCGTCAAACACAATCTGGCCGTCACAGGCGAGAAGAATTTCCTTCTCGGCGTCGACGCGGCGCTTGCTGTCCACGATGGCGACGCCAGCCTCATAGCGCTTCTGCGTGCCCTCGATGCCTTCCACGTCCTGATCGCAGATGTCCGCCTGCTCGGCGATGCGATCCCAATTGACCGAGCTTTCAGCCTTCCCGCGACCGAAAGGATGCGTGCGGAACCATGCCCATACCAGTGCGGCGTTTCTGGTCGGCTTATAGGTCGTCCGGTCGCCGAGCGTCTGTTCCTCATCGCGAGGATCGTAGGCATTGGCCCAATCACCCGCGATGCTGACAGCCGGTTCGCCCAGCCCGAATGGGCCACGCCAGCGATAGATCTTGTAGCGATGCTCGATATCCAGCGCATCAATGCAGATGACCGAGAACGTCGTGCCGACAAGCCGGTGATCGCTGGTCCATTTCGTCGGGAAGGCGGCATCGAAGGCCGAAATGCGAGGCGGCGTCGGATCGGTCTCGCTGTAGGTCGTCGTCCAGATGCGGACATAGCCTCTGCCCTCGCCGTCGCTGTCGGCAGGGTCTTTCGCCTTGTTGGTCTTAAGGCGAAATTCCTTCTGGTAGACATAGCCGGAGCCGTCAAGCGTGACCGGCTCGTCGTCGAGGAAATATTGGAACGGCTCGTCCAGATGCAGGATTTCGTCGCTGTGGACGATGAGATACCACCAGCGACCCTGGTCATCGAACTCACCGAACAATGCCCCGCCACCCGATCGGGACCGGCCGCAATTGAGCCAGCGCGGGGGATCGGGGATCTTCACGTTGACCTTGCCGGCTTCCAT